CACCACGAATATATTCAACGCCAATGCACGCGGATTAACAGAGCGCGGTAACATAGTGAACAAACAGATACAGGCAACATCCGATTGGATTCAGGAAGGCGAATTTGAATTCCTGAAATCATTGTTTATGTCGAATGAAGTTCATTGGATTCAGGATGATGGTACATTCATTCCGGTTAACGTTGAAGATACCACGTACTTAAAGCGCATCATTCGTGATGGCAAGCAGTACAATCAGACAATCACTATTACACTAACTAATCAATTGAACGCGTAATGAAGAATGAAGTGCATTTGATTGCTAATGTGGGTGCAGTAGTGACTGAACCTACCATCTTTACAGGATTGGATTTGATTGCTAGTCAAACAACATTAGATTTATCTGCTGTATTGATTGGATTTGATTGTGGCAATCCACATGTCAGTGTGCCTGTTGGTAGTATTTTCCAAGTGAATTCAGATGGCAATTCACAAGGTACAGTGTTGACATGGGATCCAAACACATGTACAATTACCATTGATAATGCAATCACATGGACAGGTGCAACACCACCAACATGTCAAGTGACAATGGATATCACAAGCAACACGGTTGAATCAGTGATGTTAGATTTATATCCGAATGAAAGCATCAGCCAAAATTGGCAATTTCAGGACCTGAATACATTCAACGCATTGGGTGCATTCACGCGCCAATTTAGGATACCAGCAACAGGTACAAATGTGCACATCATCGGTGCATTAGATGATGCCAATTTCAACAATACGCAATACAATACGTACAGTTACTTTCACGTGAAATTGCCTGCTGAAATACGTGTGAATACATTACCCATCGCATCAGGTTATTTGCGCGTCATGAAGGTGTATAAACAATTGGATAAGTTCACCGATTTTGAAGTAGCATTCTATGCGGAAACACCTGATTTAGTAAAGGCAATTGGTGAAAAAAAATTAGCTGAACTCACTGATTTGGTTAATCTAAATCACGTTGTCAATTACGATAACGTGCAAGCTGCTGCTGTTAGTACTGATTTGATGTATGGGTTGTGTGATCGCGGACAGCGATGGAGCGAATTAGGTGAGGAAGGGACACGCCCTGTGTTAAATGCATTGCAGCCCGTTTACGCAGGTGATTTAACACCAGCATTGAAGTGGTCATACATCATGCAACAGATATTTGATGATGCAGGATTTGTATTGAATGCATCAACGCTGATGGCATACCTTGAATCGTATTGGATGGTATGGTGCAACAGTAAGAATATCACAGCAACAGATTTACAACAGCAGTTTTTTTTCAGTGCATACATTAACAGTGATTTGAATATCACAACATTTGGTATGCATCAAATCCAAGCGAATGAGGAATTGTATGATAATGGCGGTGATTACAATGAACTCACATACACATATACATCACCGATATTAGGTTCAGTTACGTTTCAAGCATGGATCAAATTTGATATTGGCACATCAGTTACAGATTACCAAAATATCACCATGCAATTGGTTGCAGCTAAAAATGGAAATGTTGTATTTCCAATTGTATTGGCATCGAACACGTATTACGCGCAATCAGCAAATGATGTACTGCTGTTATCAGGACAGGCATCAATCAATTTGGAAATGGGTGATACAGTCGAATTTTATGTACAGGTATTCGGCAATATCACCAGTCCAATAGAAGATTATACACCAATTGATATTACGTTATTACATGAATTAGACAGCGGTGTATTGAATGAAGGATGTGGATTTCAAATAATCAGTGTTGCACCAATTGCAGGTCATACTATGAACATGCCATTGAACGCACCTGACATGAAGCAAATTGATTTTGTGCGTGATGTGATTGCGATGCACAATTGCATGATCATTCCTAATCGCCAAATCCCAAATGAAGTTAGCGTGATACCTGCACTTGATTACATAGGCAGTGGTAACATTGTGGATTGGACATCCAAATTAGACATTAGTAAAGATATTACAATTTACGGCACGCAGGATTTGCAGCGTAAAAAAACCACGTTCACCTATGCATCTGCGGATGATGCACTGAATAAATTATTCATTGACAATGGGCGCATATATGGCAATTACGAAATCAATGGATATCGTATCAGTGCAGAAGATGTACCATCCGATTTTCTCACAGGTGAAATGACAGTGCAATTGGTTACGCGACCAACACCATGTGCAAACATACCCGGCACGACCATCACCATACCCATGTTTCTTAATCCTGAATTCAAGGAATTTGTTGCACCGGGTCCGCGATGTTTATACGATGCAGGTGGTTATGATATCATCATGTACGATGATGGCACATCAGCATCTGTATTAACAAACGTGCGCACATGGAATCATTACAGCGATATCAATGCGCAGTTTGATGATTACGATTTGAACTGGTCACCTGAAACGCCCATACATAATATCACAACGAATCCATACAATAACCTATTCAATCTGTATTGGCGTGATTATTTGAATGGTATATACAGCAGTGAAGCGCGAATCATGGAAGCATACTTTGCACTTGATTTAACCGACATCATTAGCTTTTCATTTGGTGATCAAATCTATGTGAAGGAAGCATATTGGCGCATCATCGAAATCAATGATTACAAAATTGGTGATGTTGAAACAACGCAGGTGAAGCTAATGAAGCTTGTGACACCAGCACCTGATTGCGCGTTGATTCCTGTGGCTGTTGGTTTAGATGGCATTGTCGTATTCAACAATCAGGAAGGTGATCCTGCACCAGCAACAGAAGCATGTTGTTTGCGTTATGGTTATGCATGGAACGGTGAAGATTGCTTTGCTAACATAGGCGGTGATATTATTGTGCCTGATGATCCGGGTGGTGTGCGCAGGTCGTTAGCAATACAATCAACAAGCGAAGGATTTAACAACATCATGTCCACGTTTAGATTAGATGCAGCAGCCAACGTAACACAGTCAGTGTTTGCAGGTCAATTCATCACAGCTGATTCAGGCAACAGCAGGTCATTAGCAGTAGGTGATACGCTAACCATTAGCGGTGATGTGCGCGGTGCTGCTGTCATTGGTAAAAATGCATTGACCAAAACATCAGGATTTCATTTGGGTGGTGGATGGATGACGGATGACAGGACTAACAGCAATGGACAGGTACAATCAGGCACGGTGATGTTCAGTGCAAAGGATGGATGGAATGCAAGCGGTGATGCGATTGAATTGTTGATTGAAGGCATTGCATCCAACAGATTGAATTTACCAAACAACACAGGATGGGCATGCATGCTGATTGTCAACGTAGCAACAGATAACATCGGAAATTATGGTTATGGTGTATTCACTTTCTATTTGAAGAAAACTACCACCACAAGTGCAAGCGCAGTGAACACTGTTTATACAGCAAACACGTTCACCACATTCACATTAAATGCATCTATTGATACAGCAACGAATACTGCACAGCATCGGTTACGTATTACAGCAACAGGCACAGGATTTCCACACAGTAACATTCGCATTGTTGGTGCATTGCATTACACACAATTCATCACATGATTGATAAAAAAAATAATAGCATCAGCAACGTAGTTAATCTGCTGCGTTTGGGAATGCCATTACCTGAACATGGTAAATGGTCATGGGCAAAATGGAAAAAAACAGCGTACATTACTACATTATGGGTGTGGCGTGTAATTGTCGCAGCGTGTTTGATATACATCACAATTAAATTGATTCAGTATGGCGTTTAAGATTGTAGGTACGTTTGATGTAGATACAGGTAATTCATTGCAGGCAACTGATGAGGTGAGCAAAGGCATGCAGACAGCTGCCAACAGCACATCATCATTGAAGAAACAGCTGCGTGAAATGCAAGCGGAATTGGCAACGCTGGATCCAAATAGCAAAGCGTTTACTGAATTATCACAAAAAGCAGGTCAGGTCAAAGACCAAATCAATGATGCAGCAGAAGCAGTGCGTGCGAATGCAGGTAATGCGTTTGAATCATTTGGTAATAACGCATCGTTGTTGGGTGATCGTTTGATGTCATTGGATTTTGAAGGTGTTAGCAGTGCAGCAAAAGGCATGGCAGGTAACATCGGCAATTTGAATTTCAAATCTGTTGCAGATGGCGTGAAGGGTGCAGCATCAGCATTCACCACATTAGGACGTGCGTTGCTAACCAATCCAATCTTCTTGGTGGTAGCAGCTATTGCTGCAATTGTCGCAGGGTTCGCAGCATTACGTGATAACGCACGTGAAGAAGTGGACAACATGAATAAGGACATTGATAAGTCCATGCAGGCAGCACGCGATAAGGATAGATTGCGAATTAGTGAAGCAGGCAATGATTATCAAAAAGTAGCACAGATTAAAAAGCAGGCAGAACAGCGTGAGATTCAAGGCACAAAAGATAAGATTGCTAACCTGACTGCATTACAGAACAGCTTTTATGATTTGAGTGCAGAACAAGAGCAACAGCTTGCTGATTTGAAAACTCAATTAAGACAGCAGGAAATTGATGCACAAGTGCGCATGAATCAAAGCATTACAGAAGGTGGTGCATTTTTGGATGAATTAGGTAAGAAAATTGATCGCGTAGGTATTAGCGGAAAGGATGCACAGCTGGCAGCATTGAATGATGAGGTAGAGCAATTACAAGAGCAGGCATCAAAATTAGAGAGCGAAGGTCAGCGCATAGAAGCAGAAAAATATATTCTCGAATACAGCACAAAACAAGCACAACAAATCAATGCGGATGCGCGTAAACAGGAAGCAGAAAAAAATAAAGCAGCAGCAGACCAGCGCAGGGCACAAGCAAAAGCGCAATCAGATCAGGCATTAGCAGCACAGAAAAAACTCAATGAAGATATTGCCGCATTACGCGAGGAACAGCAGCGTGCGAATTTGTCAGCAGATACCATTGAGCTGTTGGATTCACAAAAGAAATTTGATGCATTACGATTACAGGCAGCAGGTAATGCAGATGCCATTGCACAGATTGATGAATTACAAGCAACAGAAGAAGCAGCCATCTATGCAAAACAAGCACAGGCACGTGCAGAACAGGAACAGAAATTATTAGATGAGCGTGTAAAAGCAAATGAGGAAGCAAATGCAGCAATACGTGAGCAGTTAGATGCAGAGGAAAAGCTGCGTATTGATCAAATGCAAGCTGGTATTGATAAAGAATTAGAACTACGAGCTGCACAATATGATGCGGATATAATTGCAGCAGGTGAAAATGCTGAACTACAAAAAGCAATTGATGAAAAATATATTGCCGATGTAACAGCTATTGAGGATAAATACAGAGAAGATAAACGTAAAAAAGATGAAGAAGATAGGCAGCGACAATTAAAAGGAATACAGGACCAATTATCATTTGCACAGGAAGGATTCAGTGCATTGTCTGCATTAGGTGATGCGTATTTCACCATTCGCAAAAATCAATTGAAGGGTGATGAGAAGGCATCAAAGGCATTAGCAGAGAAGCAGTTTAAGTTCAATAAGAAGATGCAATTGGCAGGTGCAATCATTGACGCAGGTAAAGCAATCACGGCATCAATAGCTGCATCGCCTGTTAGTATATTAGGTGTGCCAAGTCCGGGAGGTATTGCAGCACTTGCATTCACAGCAGCAACATCAGCAGCCAACATTGCTAAAATTGCAGCGACAAAGTTTGATTCAGGTGGTGGTGGTGGTAATAACACACCTAATCCATCAATACCCGGTGGAGCAGAAGGTGGAGCGCCACAGTTCAATCCACTTGCATCAGCGTTCATAAACAATAGACCGGGGCAAACAGGACCAACACCAGCATACGTGTTGGCAGGTGATGTCACAAGCGCACAGGAAGCACGGCATAAAGTACAAGATTTAGCACGACTATAATTACAAAAATGGATACACAAAAAAAGTTAGTAGAATGCACCATTGACGAAACAGGCAGATTAGGCATTGTCGCAATGGGTTTGGTGGATGTACCTGCTATTGAAGAAAATTGGATAGCATTACAGCACATTAAATTGTCAGCAGTGAATGATGAGCGCAGGATGATCTATGGTCCTGCGATGATTCCTGATAAGGAAATACTGCGCGTTGATGCAGGCACGTTAGAAGAATACTATGTTGTATTTCGCAAGCCAACAATTGAATCAGTGGCGCATCAATTCTTTCAAAAGAATCTGCACCACAATGCAAACATTGATCACAAATACCCGGTGAACGGTGTTACTGTTGTGGAATCATGGATCAAAGAAGGTGATGCAGATAAAAGCATTGCATTAGGCATGAATGAACTGCCTGATGGTACATGGTTCATTGGTGCAAAGGTTGAAGATGAAAGTGTGTGGAATGATATCAAAGCAGGTAAGGTGCGCGGATTTAGCATCGAAGGTTATTTCAGTGAAGTCAATGTATCGCTTGCTGAATGCAATACAAATGAAAAATTATTTTTGGCAGAGATAGAAAAGCTGTTTGCTTCTGTGTAGCTTTGTCGCTCGTTTGTGTGGAAACTTTGATTTTTGGTTATGTGTATAAGGTGTGGCAATGGCTGCACCTTATTTCTTTTGGAATGATTCCACGTATTTACGTTCTGTATCGGATAGAAACCACAATGGATCAATACCATTTTTCACTGCATTGCATTTGTCCTGCAATATGGAATAGGACCAAATGTTGCGTTCGCTTTTGAAGTCAATCAAATCATGCCTGTCAGCATTATCAATAGCGTGTGGTTTATACCCACACAAAGCCAATCGCATTTCACACGTATGGTCCAATGAACGCTGTGCATTATCAGGAAACAGACCAACGAATCTACCTGCTTCTATCAGCTTTGCGTAATGATACCCTACTAAATAACGCGCAGCATCTATTTGTAACCATTTCTTTTCGCCTTTTTTCAGTAGCATGTAGCCATCATCATAATCACGTGTGATTTCCACCAATGATGTGTATGCCGTTCGTTCTAATGCATCATTACTAATCATACGACCAGCACCAATCAATTTGTCAATGGTGAACTGATATGTGTGTTGCATTGCATTACCACTGCACAGTTCGTAATACACATTGCTTTTCAATCCGACATGGTGCGCACCTAACATCACACGTTCAACAGCTTGATCAAAGTATGTTGTACTGATGCAATCATCATCACCGATTATCATGTAGCAATCAGCATCCGTCCATACATGCGCGTGCAATACAGCAGCATTCCATTTTTTACCTGCTATGTTATCCAACGTTATTACATGCTCACAATAATCGCTGCTTAATTGATAATCTTCATTTTCAGTCACAGCAGCAACTACCTGAATTCGGTGATATGATTTACTACGCAAGCGATCAATACAATTGAATAGTATGCGTGATACATCAGGGCGATTGTTTAAGCAGGTAATGATGGTTACATCCATAACTTATATGAAATTAATTGCGTGATATGTTAACGCACGGGTAATGCATGCGAATGCACTACAATAATACATAACAATAAATAGCTATGAACATAAAAGAAAACTTGAAAGCTATTTTCCAAAAATTCAATATCAATCCGGAAGTGCATGGTGTGCAGTTCAGTGATGATTCAGCTGATGCTGTTGCAGAAATCAAATTATCTGCATCAGGTAAACTTGCTGATGGCACTGAAATTTACAGCACAGCAGATGCATGGGGCGTTGGTGTTGATGTATTTACAAAAGATGCAGACGGCAATCCTGTTGCATTAGCAGAAGGTGAATACACGTTGGAAGATGGCAGCACTATCAGCGTTGGTGCTGATGGAATGATTGCGGAAATCATGCCTGCGGAAGCAGCAAAGGAAGAAATGAGCAGCGATGATCTATTGGCTGTGATTGATTCTTTGTCGAATCGTGTTTCTGCATTGGAATCAGAGCGCACTGAATTGTCTGCACAGCTTGCTGATGCAACACAAAGCAAAGATGCATTGACCACTGAATTAGCAAACACCAAAACTGAATTGAGCGCATTGAAGAAAGCACCAGCTGCTGCATCAGTACGTGAAAATTTCAGCCGTGTTGCTATTCGTGAAGCAGTAAAAAAAGAAAGCGTGAGCGAAATGATGGAACGCCTACGCAGTAATAAGTAATCTCATCACCAATTAAATATATTATCTAAAAAATGGCAACTACATTATCCCTCACCACCACATATGCAGGTGAATTGGCAGGTGAGATCGTGAAGAAAGCGTTATTGCAGAACACATCCATGCAATACGTGAACCTGCGTGAGAACATCCCATACAAATCAGTGGTGCGCAAAATTGATGACACAGTAACATTCGCTGCCGGCACATGTGATTTCACACCAACAGGCACTGTTACATTAACCGAGCGTATCCTAACACTTGAAGAATTCCAAGTGCAGCGTCAAATCTGTAAAAAAGATTTCTTTGGTGATTGGTCATCTGCCGATGTAATGTCCGGTAAAGTAAATACCCAAATCCAAGATGCTATTATCGAGCGTTTGGTTAATGGTATTGCTGCTAATCTTGAATCAGTAATGTGGACAGGTGTAAATGCTACTACAGGTCAATTCGATGGATTCAATACCATCATTGATGCTAACGCAGGAAGCGATGTAAACTTTGTTGCATCACCTGTTGCATTGACATCAGGCAACATCCTTGATAAAATTTGGTTATTGATTGCTAAATGTCCAGCTGCTGTGAAAGGTGCTGCTGAAAAGCCATTGATCTACATGAGCCAAACTACATTTGAACTTTACATGCAAGCTCAAATCGCAGCAGGCAACGGATGGTATGCAACAGCAGGACCAGAAGTATCAAAGAAATTTGTTGGATTGTATGAAATTGCAGTATGCCCCGGTATGCCTGCGAACACCATGTACATGGTTCAAAAATCTAACTTACACTTTGGCACATGGCTGACCAATGACATGAATGATGTATCAATCATCGACATGACACCACTTGATGGATCACAGAACGTACGTTATGGCGCACGTTTCTACTTGGGTGCACAGATTGCTGTTACTGCTGATGTTGCAGCATACGGTCCTGGTCTATCGTAATCATAAATAATCAAACCACTGCATGCATTCACGTGTGTGCAGTGGTTTTAATACAAATTAATATGCCCTGTTCGTTAACAAAAGGATATACACTCGATTGCCTTGAAGGTATCGGTGGTGTAAAAGAAGTATTCATCGCAAATTGGGATGATTTCGCAGCAGGCATTGCATTCGATAACACCACAGGTGAAATTGAAACATTGCCCACAGCAACAATCTTCCGATACGTACCATTCCGTTCATCTGCTTCGTACATCGAAACACCACAGAAGAACATTGAAAATGGTACATTGTACTTTGAACAAAAAGTGGGTTGGACATTCGGTAAACTGTCACAAGACAAGCGTAACGAATTCCTAAATCTTGCCAAAGCAAAGTGCATCATCTTTGTTCGCACATACGATGACCAAATTTTATGTGTTGGTTTAGGTGCCGGTGCATGGATGACAGAAGGATCAGTACAATCAGGTCAGCAGAAAGCTGATTTGATGGGTTACATGGTCACATTCACAGCAGAGGAACTTGAACCAGCTGTGCATTTGGAAGCATACAGCAGCGTACCATTCGACAACTTCGGTGATATCACTGTTGATCCTGCTTACTAATAGCTTGTTCAATAATCACTAAAAAGGGCAGGTATAACGCCTGCTCTTTTTTTTAATTTAGTAAACCAATGATATATCTAATTACAGATACAGCGAATCAAACCGTGCGATTGTCATTGGATGAAGGCAGGCAGTATTACGCAACAGCGTTTACTGATTACCTGATTGTATTAACGCACGAAGAAAACAGCACAGTGGGTAATGAATTAGCACAGGTTGCCACCATTGTCGCAGAAAATAGAAGATACACGCAGCTTACCATTACCACAGATACACTAACATTAGCCGGGCGTTATCGCTATGAAGTGTATGGTCAAAATTCAGCAGTCAATACTGATCCAACAGATGCATCAGTAGTAGGATTGATTGAACGCGGAACAGCTGTACTAACAAATAATACTACATATTACGATGTCGCAGACAACACCATCGAAGATGATATCATCTATCAGTAATGATAAACCATTGCCATCCGATGTGATGCATTTGCAGATGGCTGCTTACTCACCTGTTGCTGATACTGAAAAGGTAGATCGCAAAGGATGGGTAAATTTTGGTGATGACAATTTGTTTCCAATGTACCTGCGTGAATTGTCGCAGACATCACCAACACATGGTGCATTGATTAAAGCAATCGGTGATATGATTGCAGGCAAAGGTGTATCATCAGAGCAATACCAAAATGAATTAGATGCATTGCATGTTGATACGGTTGTGTATGGTTGCGCACATGATTACAAATTGCATGGTGGATTTTATATCGAAGTCATTTGGAGTAATGATCGCAGCGTAATTAGCAAAATCAATCACATCCCATTTGAAGAATGCCGTATTGCTGTTGATCAGGATGACGAATCAGAAGTGGGTGTATATCATTCGCCTGATTGGTCAAACCTGCGCAAGAAAAAAAATGCACCAGCGTTCATTTCCAAATTCAATCCACTCACAAAGATGGAGCATCCGGTACAGGTG